AAGCTGGACTAGTAACTGAAATAGAATCTTCACAGTATGAGTTTTTTAATGGAGAATATTCTGGATCATCTATCGACGTAGTTAATAATAAATTACAAGACAATCCACTACTTGGAGTAGCTTATAAGGTAAGCATCCCTGATCTACAGAACCTAACTGTAAAAAGTGCAACTTTCTTAGCTAGTGCTAGTTTGTTTGATGGTAGTAATTACTACTCTACCGGGTCTGTTAGGTTCAACAACCTAATCAATTATATAGATTACTACAACACAGGAACTTACAAATATACACCTAATTATAATACTCAAGCAGATATCGTAGCTACTATCACAGGAAGTATAATCTCCGGCTCTCAAGAAACAGGAGAGTTGTTTGTATACCTATATGAAAATGGAGAACCAGTAGCATTCACTAGCTACTACACTACAACAAGTAATCAGCAAGAAGCATTCACATTAACTTTAACAGTGCCTGATTATTACATTACAAGTGGATCAACATATGAAATCAAATACCTTATTAGTAATAATTTCCCTCTTCCTACAACTACAGCATCTATAAATTCAAACTCTACATGGACTGTATCAGTAGATAACCTAGCAGCTCAATCAACCTACTACCTAGACCCAACAGTTTATACACAGCAGAATTTCCCCGGAGACATTAACGATTTTTCAGATTACAATACGATACTAAATAATGTCTACTCAAATAGAGTATCTAGCGTATATTATGATGTCGACTATAGTACAAACGCTCTAAACCCAGTAAACTTTCAAACTATTATAAGTCAATCTGCTATATACGCACAGGTGCAAGATTCAAACTATACTAGCGGTAGTGCATGGACAAAAGCTAGGTATAACGGAACTAAGTTAAGAAGCGCAACTTATAACACCTACACTGCTGGAGATATATCCTACGGACAAACTGCAGTCATTGATAAGTATACAGACTACTTTCTATACTTTAGCAACATAGAAGAACAAACCCCTGATTTAAGTTTAATACCATACGGAGGCAATGTTAGAGGTGTTGCATTGATTAGTATCGACGGGGATGTTATTTCACTAACCCCAGATAATCAAAACCTTGGATTAGTTAGACAAATCTTCGGAGTTTTTGATACAGTTAAAGCAATCTTCCCTGCGCAGTATTTAGGAACTAATTTAAGTACTCTAACATTATCCGTGATCATTGCTGGAGGTATTCAGAACTACCTAGAAACCTTTAACATACTAACAAGTACGCCAGACGAAACTAATATATTTTTAGGAGTTATAGATTCAACCCCTGCAACAGTATCTACACTAACGACCCCCATCTTCTCTGATTCTGCAGGGTATCTGGTACCGGAAAACTTCAACGTAAATTACCTTAACAAGATTTCTGATATTGCAAAACAAGCTGGCTTTCCAATAAACTAAAAACTTAAATTAGACACATATTTATAATAAATCATGGGATACTTAAATAATACCGCAGTCACAGTTGATGCAATCCTAACCGCAAAAGGGAGAGAATTACTTGCCCGCGGTGACGGTTCTTTTAGAATTACACAATTTGCATTGTCAGACGATGAAATCGATTACACTCTGTACAATCCAAACCAACCATCAGGTTCAGCTTTCTACGGGGAAGCTATTGAAAATATGCCACTACTTGAAGCATTTCCTGATGAGAATCAAATTATGAAGTACAAGCTCGTAACTCTTCCTAGAGGTACAGCTAGAATGCCAGTATTAGATATTGGATACTCTTCAATTACTATCAAGCAAGGTGCAGGATTAGCAATTACTCCTCAGACTTTAAATTACCTATCACAGACTACACTATATGAATCCTCAGGGTATACATTTACAATTTCTGATGTTAGATTATTTAATAACTTTAACGGTGTAGGAATTAACACTCCCGATGTTCAAGCTGCTAATCAAACAACCACAATCGGTACTTCAGTATCTAAGACAGTAATTGGAACTACCTTAAACTTGAGTGCTACAACAATCAATACCTTGTTTGGAGGAAACACTCAATTATCTGCCACATTACAAGTAGTAGGTAGAGATTCCGGTGCAAGACTTCAAATCCCAGTAATCGTTACTAAAACAACCTAAACTATAGACAATGTCATTTAAAAGATTAGACCCAGAAGATTTTTTGGTAAGCGTTGACTCAGTAACAGCAACTGCTTGGTCTACTAATAGCCCAACCTTAACTACATTTTTTACTTCCCCTGTAAGTTCTACAAATGATAGTTATTATAAGAATGTATACCAAACAGCCTCTACTTTGAGTAACGCTGCTGTACAATTCGCAGTCGCTTACGGTAACATCAACGGTTCTGGTAGTGCATTCTATAATGATGCAATAACCGGGTCATCACCAACAAGAACAGTTTACGGTCAATACCGTAACTTAATTTACGGAAGTGAAACAGCTCAATTTATCTTCGGAACCGTAACAGCTTCTGATTTCTGGGCAATTTCTGTAGATAGAGCAAGATATAAGGAGCATTTATTAAAAGGTACTTTTAACCTACGTTTAAAGACTGGAAGCTCTACTTTAGTATTAACAGACAACTCTGGAATGGTATCAACAGATACTTACCTAGATTGCGGTAGAGTATATCAAATTATCTCAGGATCAAACGGAACTGCTTACACAGGGACAGGTTACTCTCCCTCTTCCGGATCATACGGTTTGTTCTTACCAGATATTGCAACTATCATTTTAAATCCTCTTGCATTATCTCAATCTATTAATTTAGAACCTTCTCGGTCTTTTGATTTTGACGGACAAAATATAACTATATTATTCTCAGCAATTTCCGGAGCTGCTTCATTCCAAGTTAACAGCGAAGAAACAGTAACTTCCGATTACGTATTCGTTAGAGCAAGAAACAGCGAATTTAACTACTCAGAAAATCCCTCATTCATTTCAGGATCAACAGGAGATGTAATCTTTAGTACATTTATTAACTCTCCTCAAACCTTTATGACCACAGTTGGATTCTATAACGATACTAACGATCTACTTGCTGTAGCAAAATTGTCTAAACCCCTAACTAAAGACTTTACTAAAGAAGCCTTACTTAGAGTTAAGCTTGATTTCTAAAATGAATGACTGCGTTCAAACAACTACTAGCATCCGACATAATAGTCACTCCATTTGAAGTGAACAAAGCCTTCCGGTTTACTGGAGCGGCTGAACTTACCGGATCTACTGTTGGTATTGATAGGTTTTTAGGACAGAATATACAAGGTTTATTTAGCTTAAATGAAGCCACTACAGGTCAAATTACTACTGAGTATAAAAGATTAATATATAACTCAGCTAAGGAATTATATTACTCTAATTACCTAAGTTCAAGTTACGGTGATCCTGTAGCAGTACCATTCATATTTCCAGGGTCTAACGAAGATGGCGATGTATTAGTGGGTTCTATAAGTTCTGCGGGTAGGTATGAAAATTACTTAGAAACTACATTAACTTTAGAAAGATACTTCCCTACAGCTTCAAATGCAATTATAGGGGTGATTTCTATCCCATCTAAACTTTACGGAGATGTAATTCAACCAGGTTCTTTTATTATGACTGCCGAATCTGGAAGTATTACTGATGACAGTAATGGTAATTTGTATTTTTCATTAGATGGAGAGTATTGCGGTAATATCATATATCAACATGGATTAGTTATATTAACAAAAGATAACCCTGGAATCGGAGATTTATATGGATCAGCAATATATGGAACAAGTGTTTACGGAGCAGGTCCAAATCCATTTATTGAAAATATAATTACATCCGCAAATGTAACCTGTTCTTTTAGTAGTTCATTCACTATTTTTGAAACACAGTATAAATGCACCTTCGATCCTTCAGAATTTAACTTCTCACTAAACCCTTCGCTAATCTCAGGATCAACAGACGGGACAGTTTATGATTTTGTAACAGGGTCTTATTTTAATCCATACGTAACAACAGTAGGGTTATATAATGAAAATCAAGACTTAATTGCAGTCGGTAAACTAGCTAAAGCGTTACCAAGTAACAACGTAACAGATACAACAATATTAATTAACATCGACAGATAAAATTTATGCCTAATTGGTTTTACAAAAATAAAGAAGTTACAGAAGAATATCAATTTGAAGACAAAGCAGTCGGATTTGTATATATGATAACAAATATTGAGACTGGTAAGTTTTACATTGGTAGAAAAGTGTTTACTAACACCTTAACTAAGAAACTTACAAAGAAAGAAATTTCAGAACAGTCCGGCCCTGGAAGAAAGCCTACTAAGAAGAGAGTTAGTAAAGAATCTAACTGGAGAGAATATTGGGGATCATGTAAACCGTTACTTGCCGAAGTTAAAGAGGTTGGTGAAGATAAATTTAAAAGGGAAATTTTAAAGTTGTGTTTTTCAAAAAAACAGCTAACTTATTATGAAATTGCCTATCAATGTAAATATGATGTACTCGAAACAAATTCATACAACGACAACATTATGTCCAGAATTTTCCGAAAAGACTTGCACTTACCCGGTTAAGGTCGTATATTTAATTAATGGTAAATCATCTACTAGTAAGTCTAGTAAATAGTGTAATTGGGGCAGGTAAGCCGACATCTGGAGATAACTTCTCCTACAATTGTCCTTTCTGTAATCATTATAAACCAAAATTAGAGATCAATCTTAAAGAAAACGAGGAAGGCATTCACCACTGGCATTGCTGGGTATGTAACAAGAAAGGAAAGAAACTCGTTAGTCTTTTTAAGGCTGTATCTGCCCCAGACCATAAAATTCAAGAGCTTAAGAATTACGTTAAGATTTCCTATCAAGAAGAGCACGGAGTTAAAGTTGAAGCTCTAGCTTTACCTAAAGAATATAAAACACTTTCAGAAGCAGATACCTCCGACGTTGTAGTCCGTCAAGCACTTCGATACCTAAAAGAAAGAGGTTTAAATGCTACAGATATTAAGAGATATAGCTTAGGATACTGTGAATCAGGTCGGTACAAGGATATGATTATTATTCCTAGTTACGACGAGAATGGAACGTTAAACTACTTTGTAGGACGTAACTTCGGTCCTGGAGACATAAAATATAAGAATCCTCAAGCATCTAAGAATATTATTGGATTTGATCTTTTAATTAACTGGGAT